TGACTGGCGCGAGGCGTGGGCACTGTTCCCTGGTGACGTCGCTTATGTTTGGCACGCTGGCCTCCGCTCACGCGAGGTGGTTGAAAGTCTGGAGGCGTGTCAATTCATAATGAGGTCACAAATTATTTGGGATAAAGAGCGCCCTATTCTGTCGCGTGGGGCCTACCACTTTCAACACGAGCCGTGTTGGTATGCGGTCAAAAAAGGACAAACAGGTCATTGGGCGGGGGACCGCAAACAAACAACTCTATGGCGTATTAGTCACCGCAAGTCTGAAACCGGTCACAGCACACAAAAGCCGGTTGAGTGCATGAAGCGCCCCATCGAGAACAACAGCAGCCCTGGCCAAGCGGTCTATGAACCGTTCAGCGGATCGGGAACAACTATTATCGCAGCCGAAATGACGGGGCGCTCTTGTTACGCAATGGAGTTGAGTCCAGTTTATGTCGATATGGCGGTGCGCCGGTGGCAACAATTCACTGGGGAGCAAGCCTTTGATGAAAGCGGACGATCCTTTGCAGAAGCCGAAGCAGGCGCAAAGGCAGTGGCTGGCGAGATATGTGCCGCATAAGCAAGCGGCTCAATACGCCGCTGACGGCTGGCAAGTTCAACAAATAATCGGCGGGCGTCACCATCTCTACAGTGTTCTTGCCGTAAAAGAGGTGACTGATGGGGCGGCCCGCACATAAGCCTACAGAAGAAGGCAAGCGCACCGCAAAGGCGTTGGCGGCTTATGGCATCCCGCAAGATGAAATTGCCGAAGTGCTGGGCATCTGCCCGCACACCTTGCGCAAGCACTATTCTGAAGTGCTGCGCGGCGCAGCTACTGAGGCCAACGCTAAGGTTGCGGAGAACTTGTTCCGCACGGCGACGGGGGCGGGGCGCGAAAGCGTCACGGCTGGGATCTTTTGGCTGAAAACGCGGGCTGGGTGGCGCGAAAGAGACAAGGACGATCGACAAGGTGGCAATGCCGGCACGCTCACGATCCGCTGGGAAGACGACCGAGATCGTCCTACCGTATCGACCGAGGGCGGCTCAGAGTGATCTGCATCATGCGCTCAAGCGCTTTTCGGTGCTGGTGTGTCATCGCCGCTTTGGCAAGACGACGTTTGCGGTAAACCACGCATTGCGCGCGCTGTTCTCGGCGGGACAGCCGGGTCGGCGTTACGCGATCGTTCTGCCGCTCTACCGGCAGGCCAAGCAGGTCGCCTGGGACATGCTGAAGGACTACAGCCGCTGCGTTCCGATCGCCAGCTACAACGAGGCCGAGCTTCGCGCCGACTTTGGAGACATTGGGCGCATCCAGCTGTTTGGCGGCGATAACCCCGACACGCTGCGTGGCCAGGGGTTCGACGGCGTGGTGATGGACGAGGTCGCGCAGATGGACCCGCGTCTGTGGGGCGAGGTGATCCGCCCGGCGCTGGTCGATCGCAAGGGCTGGGCGATCTTTCTCGGCACGCCTAGGGGGCGGAATGCCTTCTACGACCTGGTGCAGCAGGCCGAGGAGGACGACACCGGCGAATGGATGGTTGCGATCCGCAAGGCCAGCGAGACCGGGATCGTCCCGAAAGACGAGCTGCACGCGGCCAAGCGCCAGCTGACGCGAGAGCAGTACCTGCAAGAATTTGAGGGCAGCTGGACCGCCAGCATTCGCGGAGCCTACTACGCCCGCGAAATGGAGGATCTGACCGAGGCCGGCAGGATCACGACGATCACGCCCCCAGGCGATGTTTTGGTTCATACGAGCTGGGATCTGGGGATAGGGGACGCAACAGCGATCGTCATGTGGGCGATCGTGGGCCGCGAGGTGTGGATCTTGGACTACTACGAGAACAGCGGCGTCGGCCTCGCGCACTACGTCGAGCATCTGAGGTCGCTGCCGTATGAGGTCGCTGCCGTATCGCTACGGGGATCACTTTCTGCCGCACGACGTGCAGGCCCGCGAGCTTGGCACTGGGATCACGCGCCAGGAGACGCTCGAGCGCCTTGGGCTGCGATGCGAGGTGCTGCCGCAGCAGCGCGTTGATGACGGCATCAATGCCGTTCGCAACCTTCTGCCGAGGACGTGGATCAGCTCGGAGAGATGCCAGCGTTTAGTTGAGGCGCTCCGACAGTATCGAGCGGCGTGGGACGACAAGCGGCAGATGCACCGGGCGACGCCGGAGCGAGACTGGACGACGCACCCGGCGGACGCGGTGCGATACATGGCGATGGCGGTCGCCAAGGCCGAGGTGAACGTGGCCGGCTGGGCGCAGAAGCCTTCCAATGACACAGCTTGGATACGCTGATGGTGATGATCGAAGAGACGGTGGAGATCGAGGAGGTCGGCGAAGAGCAGACCCCTGATGCTTCCACCGAGGATGAGCTGATCAATATCATCCAGGCCGAGGCCCAGGATGCGATCGGCTACGACACCGACGCGATCGTCGAGCGCCGCGCGCTGAACCTGTCCCAGTACCTGGGCCAGCCGCAGGGCGACGAGCGGGCCGGCAGGAGCCAGGTGCTTGACCGGAGCGTGCTGGAGACCGTCGAGGCTCTGGTCCCGTATCTGCATCGGCTGGCGATCAGCGATGGCGTTGCGCAGTTTGAGCCGGTGGGCGACGGCGACGAAGAGGTTGCCGAGCAAGCGACCGATGTTGTTGACCATATCCTCGCGAAGATGAACGACGGCCACCGGATCATGTCCACGTTCATCAAGGATGGGCTGATCAGCGATGTCGGCGTGATCAAATGGTATTACGACACCTCGATCGAGGTGAAGATCGAGACGCTGTCGGGGCTGACCGACGAGGAGATGGCGCGGCTTGACATGGATGTCGAGGCCGATGTCGTTGAGCACACGGCCTATGCCGACCCTAACGGGGCGATGCTACCGGTCATCAATGAGCTTGGCCTGCCGGTGATCGACGAGACGGGCATGCCGGTCATGCAGCCGATGATGTTGCACGACATTCGCCGGCGCATCCGCAAACCCAAGGACAAGATATGCGTTGAGAACGTCGCGCCTGAGCAGTTCGTGATCGACCGCAACGCGACCAGCCCGACCTTTGAGGACTGCCGCTTCATCGGTCACCGGGTGTTCAAGACGAGGTCCGAGCTTCGCGCGATGGGCTTTCCCGCTGACGTTGTGGACAGCCTGCCTTTCGGCGGCACCGAGTACAGCCTCAACCAAGACTACCTCGAGCGGTACGAGGACAGCGAGTACGACAACGATATGGGCGGCTCGGCCGGCGCGGAGAGCAACAGGCGCATTGAGGTGCTGGACTGTTACATTCGCGTGGATCTGGACGGCGACGGCATTGGTGAGATCCATCACTGCATGACGGCTGGCTTTCAGAATGCGATGGATTTGCTCTACCACGAGGAGGTCGATCACATTCCTTTCGCCTGCTGGTCGCCGGTCCTGTTGCCGTATCGCGTCATCGGCCTTGGCGTCGCATCCCTGGCGAGCGAAAGCCAGCAGGTGCTGACGGCCCTCCAGCGCTCCGTGCTGGACGCGACGTATCAGGGCGTCTCGCCGCGTCTGGCGGTCGTCGATAGTGAGGTCAATATGGACGACCTCTCTACCCAGGAGCCGGGCGGCATTGTTCGCACGAAAGGGAAAAACGTGATCACGCCGATCGGCACGCCGCTGGTCGGCACGCAGGTGCTGCCGGTGCTTGACTACATGAGCACACTGCGCGCCGCGCGAACGGGCGTTTCGCTGGACGGCATGGGCCTCGACCCGACGAGCTTGCAGAATGAGACGGCCACGGCCGCGGCGTTGCGCTTTGATGCGGCGACGGCTCGCACCGAGATGGTGGCGCGCAATTTGGCGGAATGCGGGATCAAGCCGCTGTTCAAGGGCCTATTGCAGACGTTCTTGAGGTATTTCGACGGCGACTTTGTTTTCCGCCTACGCGACAAGGTGGTGCGGGTCGATCCGAATGCGCTCAATGCCGACATGGACGTGACGGTGTCGGTCGGGCTCGCCGGCCATCGCGACAAGCAAACGGCGCTCTATCAGGGCATCCTGGCGATCCAGGAAAAGATCCTAACGACGGCGGGTCCGAACAACCCACTGGCCGGCTTCGATCAATACTACAACACGCTTGGCGAGCTTTTGCGGATCGCGGGCATCACGTCGCCGGCGCGGTATTTCAAAGACCCGGCAACGCAGCCCCCGCCGCCTCCGCCGCCGCCTGACCCGAATATTGAGCTGATCAAAGCGCAGGTCCAGATCGAGCGCGAGAAGCTTGAGCTTGAGCGCGAAAAACTGGCGTTCGAGGCCGAGGTGGACAGCGTCAAGATGGGCGCTGAGTTGCAGGCCGAGGCCGATCGCAAGGCCGCTGAGCTTGCGCTGCGCGAGCGCGAGGTGTCGCTCAAGGAGCGCGAGGCTGAGATGAAATACCAGATCGAGCAGGAGAGGCTGCGCATCCAGGCGGCGAAGGTTTGAGGCGACGGGCATCGGGCGCGAGGCCGCGTCAGAGAGATGTCCCCTGTCAAGCCTGCGGTCGTCTGAT